GTTTTTGATTAGGCGTTTGATTGTAAATGATTTGATTAATCATTAAAAACAAACAACGACATCAGGAATATTTTTTGCAACATCGTAGACAATGCTTATTTTGCCGATTTTCTTCAAAATTTTTCTTGTTAATATATTCAATATTATCTGCATAAAATTCCTTGAATCTCATCAAAATAAGCTATTGCTAAATTGATGATATTCAGGAAAATAATGCCTAAAATACCACCTTTATCATTCGTCTGCGAGAAGATGTTGTTTTACCTTCGGCTGCCGCAATTTGTGATTTTAGGCTTGAGATATAACTTTCCAAAGCCGCTCGGGAGGTTTGGTTATAAGTTACCGAACCGAAATTGCCGACATTAACCGAAACTTCCTTGGCTCCGATGAGCAGTTTATGGTAGGCTTCTTCAGCTTCGGCCAATCGTATTTTAAGTGTTTCTTTATCTATAACCATGGATTATCCACCTTTGTTGGTTGCATTTGAATAAAACGTTGTTTCTTTTTTATTGGCTTAGCTTCAGAAGTTTTAGGAATAATGGCTTCCAATTCCTGCCATGCCTTTTCAGATAGACGGTCAAGACCGAAAATCGCAGCACCGGCACGAGCATAAACTCGGCAGTCCAAGGCTTCGTTTCGTCTTGCCGGATCCTTTTCCCATACGGGTTTTGGGTAGCCGTTACTGATTTTCACGACCTGACGTTCAGCTGTTAGCTGTTTGAAGTATTCCTCCGAGTATTGAGGGAAATGGCATCGGCCGAAATCCGTTGCATTTTCACCGATACGCTCCATCTTCAGCCACCTGTAAAGCTCAGTCTTAACAACTGGACCAGATACGTTCCAAACCTTCAGGCCTTTCTTTTTCGTATCGGCCTTAGAAGTAGATAAGAGCATAGCTGTATCTCGGCTTTGACCTTTTATCGCCACAACGGTATGCGGCTGACTGGCTCTTGCACCGGAACCACCCCAAACAGCTTGGTTAAAGTTTTTGACAAAGTTATAAACGTCTTGGGTGGCATAACCTGAGTCAACGCACATCACCCGAATGGGCATTGTGATACCACTTTCGTGTGGGTAGTCCTTATGAAGCACATTTTGTAATTGTCGCCATACGTCAGGTTTTGCCGTATCACCATCAAGCACAAAATACTCCACCGACCAACTTTGCTTTTGTCGCCCCCAAGCCACAACCTCGCATTCGATACGGTCTTTTTGAATATCCACACCGGCGGTCAGGAATAGGCCACCGTTTGGTATCGTTCCAATCGGATATGTTTCCCTTGTTTCATACAGGCGTTGCCATTCAGGTGCATCGCTTTCTTGTTCGAACGTTTCACCCAAGATGGTGTTTTGAAAACCTTGTATCAAACTTGGGTTTTTCTTGGTCTTTTCGTAAATGTCCACGCATTCTTTCCAAGACAGCCAGCCAACCGGAGAGTAAAGCGATGATAAGTGAAATCCTGCCGTTATGCCATCGCTTTGGGCGGTTGCCTGCCAATGGCCATTTGCCAGCATCTGCGTTTTATAATGCTCGCCGATGAGTTTATTACAATGTTCGCACTCATAATAAACATTATCGCCTTCAGCTCTTATCTGCGACCATTCCAATTTTTGAAAACCACCACAATAAGGGCAAGGCACTACATAATACCGTTTATCCGATGTTTCAAACTCTCGCTCAATATTAGACAAGCCCTTTATGGTCGGAGTAGACACCAAAAATATTTTTTTGCGCTTATTAAATGTTGCGGTTCTTCGTTCTGCCAATAATATTGGGTCTCCTTCGCCATCAATATCCTGCGGATAACCATCTACTTCATCCATAAACAAATATCTTGCTGGCATAGAACGAAGTCCAACGGCCGAGTTTGCACCAGTCATAACAAGCACACCGCCTTGAAAGTCCTTTGAAAGCATCGTGTTACCTTTATCACGAGAACGAGGGGAACTGACAAGATTTTTTAGTGCAGGACAGTCCTCAATCAAAGGATCTATACGTTGGCGGGAGTTTCGCTTTGCCATTTCCACAGTCGGTGACACCGCCATTATCGGTCCGGGTGCCTTGTGCATAATGTAGCCGATCCAGTTATTACCACATTCTGTGCCTCCGATTTGCGCTCCTTTCATAAAAACAACTTTCTGTATTGGACTTTTAGGCGATAAACAGTCCATAATTTCCCTTAAATAAGGTGTTCTCGCTGTTCTCCATCTTCCTGGTTCAGATGCAGATTTACTAGATAAAACCCGATATTCATCAGCCCAGTCTGACACTGACATATAGGAATCCGGTTCAACCCCACGAAAAAATTCACTTGCAATAAAATCTGCGGCTTCAAAGTTCTCGGTCGATAAGATCCTTGCTTTCTGATAAGAGTTTTCGAACATATTCATCTAGCACCATCACTGTTTTATGTTCATCAGCACCAAGTTCTGCCGCAATTAATGCACCGTAACGGGTAGAAAAACTTACAAATAAATCTCTCAATGATCTCCCAAGGTTAAAAGCGTGCTGACCGGCCTTTTTGCGGTCGATTGATTCTCCTGTAATCATTTTTAATTTAGCTTTTGCTAACATTGCTCTATAATAAATGTCAGCAGTTTTAGCTTGTTGAAAGCTAGACATACCACTTTTAGGAACTTCAACAGAGTTTTCAAATAAAGGGTCTGCTTTTCTACTTTTGGCAGGATCTGTGTTCATAAACCATTCTTTGTTGGCTTCATCTACATCAATTTTGCCATCAGCTGTTTTATGAATTCGTCCGGTATTAATAGCAGTTTGAACAGCATTAAGCCGAACTCCTCTAATGCGAGCATATTCTCTAAGTGATACCTTTTGTCCCATTTGTTACTTTAAGCACCTAAAAATATGGGCGATAATATCTACCGTCCATCCATTGCCAATAGCCTTATATCTTTGAGTGTTAGACACTCCTCCTGTATATCCGTCAGATAATGTCTGCAATCGCTCGCATTCTAGAGGAGTGAGCTTTCTGACATAATAGTCACCATCAGGCAAATCAATTTGATATAATCCTGTCTTGCCTCCAAACCCACCGCTATTTGCACTTAAAGATACCGATTTACCTCTTACTGAATAAATTCTATATCCCTGACTGTCTCGTCCAATATCACCTAGACGGATAGGTGTTAAAACTCCTGTGGTTTGTTGATTAAATGGAGCTTTATAATATCCGGCAATAAGAGTATCACTCTTATCAGGATTGATTTTTTTGATTTGTTTAAACTTATTGATAACCTTTACCGCAATATTTATGAGCACAGAACTATCAGATGTAACGGATGTCAAAGCATTAGATTTTTTATCTTTTCTAATTTCTAATTGTTTCTGCTTATTCCTAGAGCGAAATGCACATCCGATAGGCTCAGCTATCATAGAACGTTGCTTATAGAAAAAGTCATGTGGAAAATGTGCTCCATCATATCTGGCAGTTAAACAATAACTTTTATCAGTCATTGCCAACCCTTTTTCTAAAATGTCTTTCAGATAAATACCTTTATCTTCGGGCTGTGTAACCTCCCAATTACACCAATACAAGCGTTTGCGTTGTTGAGCCGAAACAAGTGCAGAATTTATTAAAACTGGCTCAACTCCAAGAGTATTTGTAATGATATCTCTATTTTCTTTACTCATAGATGCGACATTTTCCAGTAAAAAATACTTAGGCTTAATAATTTCAACTGCTTCTACAAACTTCCAAAACAATCCAGAACGTTCACCAGATAGTCCTTGTCTGTTCTTTTTTGCTATTGATAGGTCTTGGCAAGGACTTCCTCCCATAATCAAATCAATATTTCCGACAAACTGACTAAAATCTATATCTCGAACATCTCCAAGCCGAATAATATCCGGATAGTTTTTTTGCGATATTGCTATTGCATATTTATCAATTTCACTGGCATAGTATGTATCAACCGATATTCCGGCACGTTCTAAAGCAACACGTCCACAGGAAATGCCGTCAAAAAGACTTAAAGCTCTCATTTATTAAATTCCAGATACTAAAAAAGGAGCTAAAATTAGCTCCTGAGTTATATTATTAAGGCGTACAATATCCCGAAGAAATTATTTATAATGCCTGAAATCGCAACATTTAGGCATATTTGCGCCTGTTTTCAAAAATGTGAAAACGGGGCTATTAAACCCCGTTTAGTTATGCCGTTACCGAAAAATCAGAAA